ATTGTTTCCGACATATTATTTCCTTTCGTCGTTTTTGAAATGCGTTGTAGATGTAATTATTTGCATAGCAAAATATACAACTTTTTGACGACAATAACAAGTGACGTTCGGGTTTATTTTGTCCAGCCTAAACTATTTTGTCGGGGTGGATTGAAAGCTAGGCGAAAGTCTAGCTTTCAGCTATTGTCTAGCTTACGGGTGGATTCTCACAGGATATAAAAAGAAGAAAAGATTATAAAAGACAAAATAATCCTTGTGCCTTATGTTAGAAATGACTATTTTATAGGTATGAGTAACAAAATAACGCAGGGATTAGCTGAATTACTGAAAGCCAAAGGTATAACAGCAGAGGAAATGAAAGACTTTAATGTCTCCGTTTCCGTTCCGGCTACAAATGAAGGACGTGTTGTTGCTAACGCGTCGAAGTTGGCACAAAGCAACGATAAAGCCGTCTCAAAAGACGGGAAGCGAATCTTGGAACTAGTTCAGGATTCATCAAGAGAGAAAGAGTTAAATTCTCTAATACGTAAACATGAGGGTGTAATGACTTTTACAAAGCCCCTTAAAAATGCCGAAACCGGCGAAACAGAAAAGACTGAAACATTGCCCCAATTAAAGGACAATTTTGAGTCTAGGAAGGTATAATATAACAAAAGCCCCGACTTCTTAGGACGTCGTCGGGGTTCCCCTATACCGGCTATAATTTAGCCGGTATAATGGGTATCGTCGGGGGTTAGAGCTAGACTAAGTCACTTATAGTCTAGCTCTAAAGGCAGTCACTATTTATCTAGCAATACAGCTCATTGCTTTTTTTTATTATTATATACAAAAAAATACCCCAGGTTTTTACACCCAGGGTATCTTCGGTTACTATTTACAACACTGACCATGTCCGCAATGCTCATCATCTTCGAATGTCTCACGTTCCAGTGCTTCAACTCTCTGGTCCCAATCCTTGGCATACTTCATACCTAGGTTGTAACCCTTGCTAAACTCCGCACTCAGTGCCTGTACTATGTTAAGTAGCACACTGAATATCAAAGCCATTATTAGTAATTCAATCATTGTATTTCCTTTCGTTGTGACGGGAGCCGAAGCCCCCGCCGTTGTTGTTATTTCCTTAGTTCTAGTATCTTATCACTTAGATACTCAATGTCTTTCTTATTTCTTTTATTAGATGCTTCGACGTTCTGTATCCTGTCATACAATCTAAATAAGACATAAGAAACAAATGCCACGACTACAAATACTAGTATTGCAATCAACTCTTGTTCGAGTGTTGTCATCTGTGACTCCTTTCTTAGTTTAATTAATATCATGATACATATTAATCATTGTAATAATAAGAGTCAAGGATTATTATAAAATAAATAGCGACGAGGAATCTATAATATTTAACGAAGGTTATCAGAAAACCAAATTTTCAACCTTTTTTTGGAATTTCCAATTAGGAATACCCCCGCCGGCTTTTTAAAACACAAAAGGGACACACAAAAACCTGCTATTTTTCAACCAAGTAGCAAATTTCGGGGTTATAGTGGTATATAATACAAATTTCGGGGCTTTCAAAAATTTTGCGATTTGTTTTTTAGGAACACCCTCTCCGAGCATCGAACATTATTTTAAATTAAGATTTAATAATTTAAGCATTTATTGAACATCGAACATTAGTGTTTTTTTTCGTCCTTCGGACTGCTAAAGTTAGTCTGTTTGCTTTACTTGAGTCAATATATTTCTTTATTGTTAACCCTTTTTTTGTATTTGTAGCCAAATATAGAATATTGAGTACTAAGAACATTGAGTTATTGACGTGTCGTGCGTTTTTTTAACAAAAATACAAGTTTTATTTGACTTGTGTAGTAGTTTTTATGTAATTTGCATACACAATTAACAATATGGGAGTATTATGAAGAAAAAAACAATGGGATTACATATAGGTGGTCATGATTATAATATATTAGAACTATCATTGGAACATGAGGATAGTAGTAAAGAATTATACGGCAGACATCTAGTAAAAGAGAATTTAATACTTATTAATAAGGATATCCACGATTCAAGAAAGAAAGAGACCTTGATGCATGAGATATTACACGCATTGTTCTATAATTATGGATTAGAGCACGATGAAAGCAAAATAGATGCAATCTCCAATGGATTGTTTCAACTAGGCGTAGCGGACTATTTATGGAAGAAATCACAGAAAAAATAATAAAAGCCAAAGACCAGCGAAATTATGCGTTGGTTCAGAAGCTACAACAGCAACTGGATGCATTCATAATAAGAAAGCTAGAAGATAAACACGATATGGAGGATTTTCCAAAACATGGAACAAAAAAAAGAAACAGCTGAAAATACAGTATTACATATAAAAGAGAACTTTCCTGAAACAGAACACGAATTTCAAAAGATACTTAATACTATGTATATGACATTTTGTAAAAAACAATTTGACTACGGTCCTGGCAATATTGCTATGGGAACTCAATTAAAATCAGAGGAAGAAGTCAATATAGCCTTATTAGGTATTATAGTAAGGTTAAATGATAAGATAAACCGACTAGTTAACCTATCAACTAAACATAACTTCAAGGCACAGAACGAGCCTATAGAAGACGCGTTTTTAGATACTGCTGTATATGCAGTGATGGCGTTAATAGTTAAAAACCAGAAATGGGGTAAATAATGGCTAAAGCTAAAAAAACAACCACAAAGAGAACTCGCAAGGTATCTTTTTGGGATAGAGTAGCAAACGGAGTAGAAAAACTATTTTCTTCCGCTTTTCCTAAGAGAGGTAGATAGTGCCGATAAATAGGTGGACAGAACATGAACTTGAAATTTTAGATAAATATTCTAAAACAAACAAGTCTGCATTCGAATTATATCAAATGATTAGAATACAAGGATATAATAGAACGTATAAAGCAGTGAGTAGAAAGATAGAGTCTTTAGGTTTAAGAAAACCTGAAAGATATTCTACTGGACATGATATGACTATTGGTTACTTAGATATTGAATCAACAGGTTTCAGTGCTAATATTGATACAATGTTGTCTTGGTGTATAAAAGGTAGAGGTAATAAGAAGGTAGAAGGTGCTTGGATAACAAGAGAAGAGCTTATGTCCAAAAATCAAGACGCTAGAATATTAGAGCTATTAGTAGATGAAATGAATAAGTATGATGTTATATATACTTATTATGGAACACACTTTGATATTCCATTCATTAGGACTAGAGCTTTACACCACGGAACATTTTTTCCGTTACACAACCAAAAATCTCATAAAGACTTGTATTATCCTGTAAAATCAAAGTTAAAGCTTCATAGCTCGTCATTAATGGCAGCAACTGAATTCTTTGATATAAAGGGAAAAACAAGGGTTGAGCCTAAATATTGGGCACAAGCTAGATGGGGAGACGAGAAGTCTATAAAAAAGATATATGAACACAATGTGGCTGATGTAGTAATTCTAGAAAAATTACATAGAAGACTAGAAGAATACATCAACCCTACAGTTAACCCGCTATAATAGGAGACGAAATGGCTGAAAAAGAACAAATGATGAAAATCATGCATAATGAAAAAGAATATGAGTTTTTACATTCTGAATTATCAGAAGAAGCAAAAGCTCAGTTTTTAAGAGCGAATCAACTTGGAGCAGCTTGCCAACAAGCAGAGCAAGACTTAATGGAGAAACGCTTTCTTTTGAATAACTATATAAACTTCGTTGTTGATGAACTTAACAAAGATGTTGACGACAAAGAAGAAAAATAGTTAAATTATGAAAACAAGAACAGTAAACGGCGACACTAAATACTTATTTGATAATGTAGAAGAGTTTGCAGAATATAACCCTTCCGTTTCTCTTTGTGAAGATTGGAGGCATGCTTCTGTAGATGATTGGATTGTGTCAGATGATGGGCAGGTTTGTCAAGTGCTGTATGTCGGGATATTAAAAAGACCCGACAGAAAAAAAGAGACTACATTTATTAGAACTATAATAGGTTCTTTTGTTTGTGGTCCAAACGTTACTATGACGGGAGAAATGCGTACTAATATGCATACATTTGCAACAGATGGCAAATCTCCCTCAGTACGTAAGAAAGAAAGAATAAAAGCAACAGAAAAAGAATTTCTATTTGCTAAATATGTAGCAAAGGGAGATGATGTTGTAGATGCTTATATGACTGCTTTTCCTAGTAAAAAGAAATCATATGCAGCTTCTCAAGCAAAACTGTTGCTAAAAACCGATAGGGTGAAAAACTTGATTAGAGAAGAAGTAGATAAGCATTTAAACGAAGCAGAAATTACGCCTAAGTATCTTTTAGAAGAAATGAGAAACGTAATAGATAAATCTGAATCTAGCGATAGAGATAAGATTACAGCACTAACAACATTAATGAAAATATCCGGAATGATGGATACTGAGAAAAAATCAGAATCTGTTACATTATTCCAAGGATTTTCCAAGGAGCAACTAAATGCAATTCAAGAATCCAAATACGAAAAATTGGCTGAAGTTAAAGCAGATATCGAAGAAAAATAGATGCCATATATGTCACTACCCTCTTAAAAAGACTGGTGTTTATATATGGGATGCTCGTAAAAAAGATTGTAGCGGTATTAAATGTTTTAATTGTTTAACCATATATTCCCCAAAATTTTTAATTATGGAGATGGGAATACCTAATACAGTAGGGTATTCTTGATGAGGTTGGCTGTATATGGAACTCTTAGAAGAGGATATCCCGATACTGGTAAAGTAGAAGGATTTAGTTTAGTTTTCCCTGGAACACAATCTTTTCCCGCTGTTATTAAAAATGAAAAAGGAAAAGGTGCTGTAGTTGAGTTAGTAGATGTTACATCAGAAGACCTTAATATGTACGATGAATATGAAGGTGTAGCAAATGGACTATATATAAGAACAACAGCTCCTATTAATATGGATGACGGAAAAACGGAGAAAGCTTGGATATACGTAGCTGGTCCACAACTTTGGGCAAGTTCTAATTCTTTTACAGAAGTTCCTGATGGCGATTGGCACTCAATAAAAACATTACAAATGTTAGATAGGGTTTATGAAAAAGAATTCCAAGAAGCCTGAATTATTTAATATAGTTCCACCGGACTTGTCACAAAAAGAACAAGCCTTAGAACTAGCTAGAAAAGACATTATAACCTTTGGTCAAATGTTTTTACCTGAAGATTTTATGAAATCTACTCCAGCTCCTTACCAGTATGAGCTAAGCGACTTGTTGTTAGGAGATGAAAAAAGAGCTTGCATTATATTACCTCGTGGTCATGCAAAGTCTACATTAGCAAAAACAGCGTTATTATATCAATTATACTTTGCTCCTCCAGAAAAGAAACAATTTATTGCTTGGGTATCTGAAGAACAGTCTCAAGCAATTGACCATATTAAATACATTCAAAACCACATAGATGTTAACCCTGCCTTACAATATTACTTCGGAGATTTAAAAGGTAGTAAATGGACAGAAAAAGAGTTTACTACAGCTAGGGGAGATAGAATTATTGCTAAAGGTACAAGTCAACGTTTACGTGGTCGTTCTCAGTTAGGTTTAAGATATACTAATATTATACTTGATGACTTTGAATCAGAATTAAATACTAAAACACCAGATAGAAGAAGGGAGATTAAAGAATGGGTAATGTCTACGGTAGAGCCCGCATTAGAAAACTCAAAAGAACAAGAAGGGTCAATATGGCTTATTGGTACAATAGTCCATTACGACTCTTTTCTTCAAGGCGTATATGACGGATATTTAGATGCTGAAAAAGAAGGAAGGAAATCTGCTTGGAATGTATTATATAAAAAAGCTATGGTTGACGGAGTTCCTTTATGGCCAAATTACTTTACAAAGAAAAAACTAGACGACATTAAGTCAAGGTTCTCAGAAATGGGATTAACTCACAAGTTTGCTCAAGAGTACATGAATGAGGCTAGAGATTTAGAAACTGCTAAATTTAAAATTGATAGAATAAATAGGTATAGAGGGCATATAGAAGAAAGAGGAGGATTTAATTATATGATGATTGATGAATCTGCTATTCCTGTAAATGTATATATGGGAGTTGACTTAGCTTATGAAACAAATGCTAGAAGCGATTTTCAAGTTATAGTTACAATTGCAATAGATAGTGATAGAAACATATATTTAGTTGATTATTATAGAGAGCACTCTCCTTTATATGACATGCCTAGAGAAATTATAGATATCGCAAGAAAGTATCATCCAGTAAGAAGGGTTAATGTAGAAAAAGTTGGAGCTCAAGGTATTATTAAAGACCATGTTAATAAACTAGCTGGAAGCGATAGAAAATTAGCTCCGGGGCTATCACAAGGAATTAGACCTCCGGGAGGTATAAAAAAAGAAGATAGGCTTGAAGCACTGTTATGCCCTATAGTTAATAGAAGGAAACTTTTTATAAAAAAAGAACATGATGCTATTGTCGATGAGATGTTTGAATTTCCAAAGGGAAGAAACGACGACCTTCTTGATGGTCTATGGTATGCTGTAACGACAGCAAAGCCTCCAAAGAGTTCTGCTATAGATATTAACAAGCTAGGTGAAAGACTAGAAAAAAGAGAGAGTAATCTAGCTAATAGAACTATTAATTGGATAACTGGACAAAAAGTTTAAATATCTCTTGACTAAAGAAGAGATATTTATTTATTTTTTAAGTAAAACTAATTTAGGATTTTATGGCAGAATACGACGAAAATAAAAGTAAACCTCAAATTTCCAAAGAATTATTTAGAAGATGGAGAGACGCTAGGCAGCAATGGGACGCCGAAGCTAGAAACGCGGTAGACTTTACACTTGGGAATCATTTTACAGAAGAAGAATCTACAGCTTTACAATCTGTGGGTCAAGCAGACTTTGTTATAGACAGAGTTTATGCAGCGGTTGACAAATTGAAATCTTTGTTAACAGCTAGACCTGCTAGATTTTCTGCTATTGCTAGAGAGGATTCTGATAATAAACTTTCCAATATTTGGAAAACAATATTAGAGTACGTTTGGGACATATCAAACGGAGACTCTACTTTTAAACAAGTAGTACACGATTACGCTGTCACTGGTTTAGGGTACATGTATGTATATGTAGACCCAGAAGCCGACTATGGA